ATGGGGAGAATAACCTTATCTTCATCGCATCGATGTGAGGTTGTTCTAGATATGGCCGCTTGTGAAGAGGAGTTTCGACTCCCCAAATCAAGTTCTTATCTAGTCCTACTGTGAAGAGCATCTCTTCACAGTAGAATGCACCTCGAGAACTTAAAAAGTTCTGCGACCAGGATACGGCCATGCCGTTTAATCCGTGGTTCAGCGTAATACGCTGAAGGTACGGCTTGGGACCTTGACCAATGTGGTCGTCCCCAGAGCAGGCAAAGTGCCTCCACTTCTTCGTGGGGGCTCCTTTTCCTGTGCTTAGACGGAAGTAAAACTCCTCGTCTGAGGCACCCAGCATGCCAAGCTGGGATCTGAAGAAGGATTCCCACTCCGCACAAATGTTGTGCAGAGTGAGAACTAACTTCGCCCCGGGATCTCCCATTAGGATGCCTCGGGATGTGAGCAGATCGAAGAAACCTTCGATATCCGTCTCATAGCGTCGACTTGAGCATAATAGCTCGTTCGACGCACGGAGGTAGCTCGAATCTTCTCCGAGCCCCTCCATGAACCCCTCGACCATTGCGGCCGAGTACTGATGCGTGCAGAAATCTGTCGCAGTAGTGAGATCACTACTTAAAAAGTAGGTGGTCTGGTTCGTGACCGGCCCCGCATTGCGTAGCCGTTTCACCCACTCATACAGTTGCCAGCCTCGAGTGAGGCCAGCCGTGACTGATGGGTGGAGTTTAGCCATACCTAATAGGTGGTGGCTAAACGGTTGGAGGAAGATTGTTAACCAATCTTCTCCGACGGTGACGACCCGGGACTTTGCTCCCGGTTCGCCAATTGCACTAGCCTTTATAGACGGTGCAATCGGACCAGTTCGTAACTGGTCTTCCGTTTTGTACGGGGTTCCGGCCAATCCATGATTGGCTAGTCCCTCTTCGATCGACCATTGTAGTAACTGGTATCCAGTTACTGCGTCGAGTCCGTACAGCGGGTCCTCGTATTTGAAGTTTTCAAAATCAAGGATCATGTTTTCGGCGCTTTCACCGAATTCATCTGTCGGACGATGTACAGGCTCTGGCCTGCACATCGTCTGCCACACAGGCGTACCTGCTTTTAGCAGATACGGCTGACCGAACCATGTTGTTTCTGAAACATCCATGGTTGGGACTCTGTTAGCCCAGAGGCGAAATTTTATCGCCACTTCGGCCGCCCTTCCCCCTTCCTTCACGCTCGAATCGATCGAGGCGGATGAAGTTAGGGAGAGGTGTCCAAGACTTTTGAAGTTCTTGGGTTTCAACTCATTGACCGAGCGTCCGAAGAGGACGCAAATTCTCCTCAAGATTTTCTTGCGGATGTCGGTCACGACGGGCTGAGAACATAAGGTCTCTGCGTGCTTACGCAGCGACTTCTCTCTCGTCTTCTTGTCGCCAGCAGGAAAATTCCTGCCGGTGACTAAGTGCAAAAGCCGTGTTGACTCGGCTTTTGACACTACCCCGCGCTCCCAGACTCCCACGAGCCAGGGACAGAGTTCCCGCCAGACGGCAGGCAGCTCCTTGAGGTTAGACCTCTCGGCGCCAAATCCCGGAAAATCATCCGGAATTTCTGGTTCCTCAGTCTCCGACTGAAGAGCCTTCCAACGCAAAACAACGGAAAACTTTT